GGCGAGGCCGTAGCCAACGACGTTCAGGTTGCCGGCAACCTCAGCGAGGGTAACGATATCCATGATTGTTTCCTTTCTGGTTATTGCTTGACAAGAAGCAACAATTAAAAAGCCGGCGGTCAGTCGATCTCCGGATAGCTCATGTTGATGTATGCGGTGGTCAGAATGGCGAAGATGTAAGCCTGCAGGCAAGCGACCAGCGCCTCGAACAGGAACATGAACATGCCAGCTGCGAAGGTGACGACGCCGAATGGCATAAACACCTTGTTCACCACATCAATGAGGAAGTACTGCGTGGCCGAAAGGCACAGCGCAAGAATCAAGTGGCCCGAAACCATGTTGGCGAACAGTCGGATCGTCAACGAGAATGGGCGAATAATCAGCAGCTCAAGCAGCTGAATCGGGGACAGCAGAATGTAGATCGGGGCCGGAACGCCCTTCGGGAAGATCTCATCCCTCAGGAAGTGGCCGAGACCCTTTTCACGAATGCCTGCAATCCAGTATTGGCAGAAGCACCACATGGCGAATACCAGCGGCAGCGTAATCGTTGCGCTTGCCGCGATATTGAAGCCCGGGATGATGCCACACAGATTGAAGACCAGCAACGTGCAGAACACGGTGGTGATCATCGGCACGTAACGCTTGCCGCGCAGCTCGCCCATCACCTGATAGACGATGTTGTCGCGGACGAATTCGATCAACCATTCGACTGCTCCCTGCCAACGGCTGGGGATGAGCTTTGCACGGCTTGCCGTAATTCCGAGAACCAGCAGCATGATGACGGTCGCAAGAATGCGAACGAGGATGATGCGGTTAATGGCGAACGGCGTGCCCTGAAAAACGAACGGATCGGGAAGGAAGTCATCGACACTGGGCATCTCGGGACCATCAGCGATGGTCAGCATGCCTTTTCCCAATGCACCAATCATTCACGCCTCCTGCTCTTGTGTCAGCTGTTAGTTTAACCCAACAACCGAGTCGAATGTGACGTTCTGGTTACTTAACCAAAGCGTACTTCGAAGTGTGCATCGACGCGACCGGAGTCCCGTGCGACGCATTCGACTCCGAATGGCTGGATAGGATTATTAGCCCGTGTCTAGACAACGTCCACACACCTGGGGTTTTCCTTACTGTCATTTGGTTTTTCCGGCGTTTCGCTTCAAGCTGGATTAACTAGGCACGGCTTTGTGATTCGTCGGATAGTCGACGTTATCCAGCATACCGCATGTTGTCAGTAAAACGTTTCACCATATCTATCGAGTGTCAGAAATTTTTTGAGCCGATTCAGCTCAACACCGATAAATCGCAGACGAATACGACTGACGCAAACAAAAAGATGCACACAATCATGCGATTCGCATCACGCGAATTATCTGCATATTCAACGCATCGATGGCTTCCGCAATGTTACGGAAGGGACGTTGGATTCAGCTATGGATCACACCGTAGCCGTCGCGCACGAACGGCGCGAACGCATCGACACGCGGCAAACCCGGCTGATGGCGAATCGAACGATCCGTGCCAAGACGCTTCTGCGCACGAAGCTGCGGAACCTCGCTCAAATCGTATGGCGTGGTCTGATACACCCAATTCAGCCAATTACGCCATAACAGATTCGCGTGGGCGCGCCACGCGAACACCGGCTCAAGCTGCGAATCGTCATGCGGGAAGTAGTTTTCGGGGAACGGCACGTTCGTCATCCCCTTCTTCATATCGCGCTCATACTCCTCGGCCAAGGTGTACTTGCCGTACTCCCAATGGCCAAGCGCGAACACCTCCGAAAAATCGCGGGTAGCGATCAGACCAGGACCGGATTTTGGACCCCACGTAAGCACCTGCAATTCGGGATTGCGGGCGACATCACCTTCGTTCACCCCCGCAAGGCGAGAATGCGGCTGCAGGCAGATCTCGTCGAAACCGTTCGTCAGGAAGCAGTATTCATCCTGCAAATACTGTGGAAACACACCGAAAATCTTCTCCGGAAGATCCTCTTTACGCACGTTATAGCGGTAATTGAGCGCACCCATCGCACCCCAGCACAAATACATGGTGGAGAACACATGCGTGGAAGCCCAGTCGAGAATCTTCTTGAACTCATCCCAATAATCGACCTGCTCGAAATCAAGATGCTCGACGGGAGCACCCGTCACCACGAAGCCGTCGTAATAATTGTCTTGGAACGCGTCGAGGTTTTCATAAAACTTTACTAAATGGTCGGCGCTCACATGCGTACTCTCATGCGTGGAGGTCTTCATGAAATCGATCTCCACCTGCAGAGGACTCTTCGAGATCAGGCGGAGCAGCTGTGTTTCCGTTTCAACCTTCTTCGGCATGAGATTCAGGATCACCAGCTTGAGCGGGCGCACACGCTGACGCTCCGCTTCGGGCTTTTCTAGCGCGAAAATGCGCTCGGAGTCGAGAATGTCTCTGGCCGGAAGGCCGCTGGGAATCTTGATAGGCATACTTCTATTATGGTGCGGAGTCGGATATGGCGCACTCCCCTGCGCCGGCGATCGGTCGAAACGGGTATAGGAAAAATGAATAACGCGCTATTTGTGACGCTATTTCACACGGTTGAACGAGTACGACACGCCGATTTGACATATTTGAAAGTAATCGTAAAGTTAATAGAGCTGTCTTGAAGACAAGCCGACGCGGGGTGGAGCAGCTCGGTAGCTCGCTGGGCTCATAACCCAGAGGTCCATGGTTCAAATCCATGCCCCGCTACCACTTGACCGTCGTTCCCATCATCGGAACGACGGTTTTTTAATATCTGCTCGGCCTTCATCGGTGTTAAATCGGTTCTCACCAACGTCTCAAGGCCGACCCCGAAGAAATCGGCGGCGTGGCACATATCCTCAAAAAACCACGTTTGCTTATTCTGAAGCATCTTCGACAGCGACTGAGGGACTTTGCCCAAATATTCGGCCAGATCCTTCTTCTTGCTATGCGAAGCGTCCAGCAGCAGTTTGATATTTGCCACCGCAATCTGCTGCTTATCCAGTCGCGGTTTCGGCATCATAGTTGTTGACATACCGCAATTATAAACCATTAGTTTAGTTTGTGCGACACGCCTAAATTATCTATCCTCGGTTCCTGTGTGCTTAAATAATTCACTGTGAGTTTAGTAATTCAAGAACAGCGTACGATCGCCAAGCAGGTTCGCGGCAAGTTGCGTGCAAATCACGTCACGCAACGAGAGCTAGCGGACTCTGTGGGAATGAGCGAACAAGCGTTGTCGAACAAGCTTCGCGGCCTGAAGAACTTCACACTGCGTGATGTGTCGCGTATAGCCGACTTCTTCGACGTTTCCACCGATTTCGTGCTCGGCCGTGAGCCATTGGAGGTGAAGTGATGCTGCTCCATGATGCCGCCGGCTCCATTGTCGTGGTCTCGGCTGAATCCGTGAAGATGGCTGGCGAGGGCTGCATCGTCCTTAATGCGCGCGCCGTGTACATCCATAATCAGGCGTTGACGCCAGAGCAGGCCGCGATTGTCAAGCGTGGTGTCATGGCCACGCTCGACGATCCAGCGGCGTTAGAAGATCTGCATGGGAAGCACGACGTCACCGGCGTCGATCTGCCACCACGGAACGGCCTTGGGGTTGATGGTGATGGCGTGGATGCTCATGTCGGGAAACCTGACGGTCTGGACGAAGCTGGTGCCGGACTTCAGACGTTCGGAGAGCTCACTGACCGTGGAGGCCGTCGCACCAGTGATGGTAAGCGGCGTGGTCGTTCCCAGGTAAAGGGCGAAGTCGAACGTGTTTTCGTCACTCATTACTCTTCCTTCCTTCGTTGTTTGAAAGGTTTGGTTTGTGCGATTACAAGCCTATCGCTGCGGAGGAAGGAGCCTAACCGTCCATCCATGAATCAAGGAGCAGTGAAATGAGCGTTTTCAATCCGGAATGCGCCAGCAATTACTTCCAGGTGCTGGACCTCGCCCCGTCGGAATGCACCGGCGGCAATCCCTACCGCTTCGCCTGCCGCATCAAGGTAGCCGGAAGCACGTTCGGGTTCGATGGCTTGGACATGGGCGACCTTCAGGCGATGAAGGGCGCGATCAACAAGGCGATGACGCACGCGCGTCGAGCTCGCCGTGAATGGGAAGGAGCCCAGTGATGAGCGTCACAGTCAAACGTGTGGACAGGAAAAGCAGTCAACGTTTTTACGAGCTGATCGTTGAGACGGCAGAAGTCACCGTGCGCGTCCCGTTCAACGGCTACGAGCTTGACGATCTTGAGAAACAGATCGACCGCTGCTTCAACGAGGAGGATTGACCGTGAAACGTTTCATCAAGTTCGTTCTTCTGATTCTGCTCAGCCCCTTCGTGTTGTTCATGCTGGGGCTGGTGCTCTCGATCGTCCGTCTGGGTGATTTCCTCACCGACGACGACTGACAAAACCGAACGGCATATGGGGCGTATGGCGTACCCCTGCCACCGCTGAGCCGGGTTAGCGACCGGCAACGCCAGGCGCGTGGCTATCGCGCCATTTGCGAGACGAAATTTAGCTCCCGACCCTCTCAGGCCGTCGATTAAGGCGGAATCGGGCGACCATAGACGGCTTCGGCCGTGGCCTGATTGGGGACCATTCCCGGCGGCTTCGGCCGCTCTTGTTATCGACGGCGCGGCTCCGACCGAAACGTTCTGCGAGACCTTTGGAATCTGTTGACGGCCCGGCCGGGGAATCTCGGCCGAGCGTTTTCATCAGCAGATTCTAGGTCTTGACCTCTCAAGCGCTCACCAACCGAAAGCTACGAATGAATGGAGATTGAGAAATGAGCAGGGCAACGTTCCCCGACAAGTTGAGGACGCAGATGCGGATGGCTCTCCCGATGATCGATAAGAACATCAGGTGCAAGGCCAACACCTCGCGGCAGTCTTTGATGCAGGCGTCCGGATTGAACGACAACCAGCTACAGGCCGCTCTAAGAATGGCCTACGGGGAGAAGGGCGTGCCGAGTCCCGTCTACCGCTCACCCACCGCAGGCAAGATGTACGATTCCGAGTCGCTGCTCCGGGTGCTGGCGAAATGGTGCGGGATGTGGGCCTATGTCATCGAGGATTGAACCATCTCTGCACGAGGTGCTGAACTATCCGGACGAATCACGCAGGATGCTCATGCAGGGATTCGCCGACAAGGTTGACCGGATCGCAAGCAACAACCGGCGCACCGACATCGAACTGTTCCAGGTCTGCCGGGCGCTCGGGGAGCCGAACGTACCGGCCCTGCTCAGTCTGTGCGATGACGGCCTACCGGCGTACAAGGCCGGCGCATGGCGCATCGACTGCCGCAGTTTCCGCAAATGGGCAACCGCCTACACGCCATACCGGCCGCAGACGAAACCACAAACCGCATATGAAGGTGAGCCACTGTTTTGAAACCGCAGATTCACATCTCGCTTGACGTCGAGGACCACGACCTGCCGCAGCCCGGCGATGTGGAGATAGGCCAGAACATCATCTGCCCGGACTGGCCGCGCATGGTCTGGTCGGACATCTCGAAGGCCGACTGGCCGATTGTCGCCGCGAAGCTGGAACAGATCGCGCTGCTGCTCAGGGACAAGGCCACGGCATGACCCGCATCAGCATGCTGACCACCACCGAGGCCGCGACCAGACTAAACGTCAGCAAACGCACGCTGATCCGGTGGCGGCAGTCCATCCCGATCATCGGACCGCCGCCAATCCGCATCGGCAACTCGATCATGTACGCCGAACAGGACGTGAACGGCTGGATACTCACCCAACGAGAGAAAGGCAAAGCATGAGAAGACAGACCGTAGATCCACGCATCAGAGCGAAGGTCATCGCCACATACGGCAACCGGTGCTGGCTCGGCATGCCGGGCTGCTCCATCACCGCGACCGAGGACGACCACATCGTACCGTACAGCCACGGAGGCAGGGACACCGTGGCCAACCTGCGCCGCGCATGCAAGCATTGCAACGCGATGCGCCAGGACCGCGTGCTGTCCGGATACGGCGCGACCCTGCACGCGGTCATCGGACCTCCACGCGCAGACTTCGGCATGGCCATGCAGTCCATGCTCCGCCGTGACAGCATCGTGGTCAGCTTCGACAGTCTGCTGCGCGACCTGTGCCCGACGCAATCCAAAGCGACCGACGGGCTGCGCCTCGCCGCCGCGATGGCAT